GTGAGGTTATGGACGCGTGCTCTTTTTTTGTGCAATCGCCAAAAAGTGCCCATTGTACACTTGGCCGGTAGGGTATTGACTGGCATATCTTGCCTAGTCTACTACGGATGTGTGGCAAATCAGAATAAACGCGCATCGTATAGCCAAGTTGCCAAGCATTTTGATGTAAGGCCATCTGCCGTGCAGTTTTGGGAGAAAAAAGGCTTCGACCGAAACTGGTCTACAGAGGAACAGGAAGCATGGCGCAAAGCCTATACAGCTGACAGAATTGTAGAGCCACCGCTGGCAAAACCAAAGCCTGACGAGCCGAAACCGGCAAAGAATGCCGCACCGCCCGTTGACTACAAAGAGGCGCGAACCGCAAAGCTGCAAAAGGAAATTGAGCGACTCGATTTAATAATCAAACGGGAAAAAGGCGAGTTGGTGTTGGCAGACGAAATGCGCGAGACAGCGACTCGCGTGGTAGCAGTCTGGTGCTCCGAACTGGACGCGCTAGTTGGCGACCTGCCGGGGCAGCTTGCCGGGCTTACCGAAGCCGAGATACAGCCAAAGCTCCGAAGCAGGATTGAGCTTCTGAAGGCGAACGCACGGGATGGCTTTGCTGCTCTATGAATCCAATTCTGGACGGTTCACGAACCGGCATCCGCCTCGCGTACACCGGCGATCCGCTGGACTGGATGGAGCAAAATGTCCGCTTCCCGCACAGCTCCCGCTCAACGCACTTTGATCGGCACACCGCGCCTTGGTGGAATGCAGTCTTTTACGATTTTGCCGACCCGACCTGCCGACAGACTTTTGTGCAAGCCTGCACGGGGGCTGGCAAATCAACCGCACTAGAGGCGCTGGTGTGCTGGGCAGTGGCTCAACAACCTGGGCCGATGCTTTCGATCACGCAGACCGATGCGACCAGTGCGGAATGGATGGAGACGCGACTCAAGCCAGTGCTCAGGGCGTGCGAACCGCTGCGGGGGCTCATGCCATCAAATCGCCATCACGTCAAAAAGGACGGCATATATTTCCCGCACATGCCATTAATGTTAGGCGGGGCAAACACCAGCAACGCGCAGGAAAAATCGGTGCAGGTTCTGTTTTTGGATGAGTGCTGGCAATACAGTGACCTCATCACCCAGTTCAAAAAAAGGTTGCACGACCGCTGGAATGGCTATGCGCTCCTGACCAGCCAGAGCTTCGAGGAACCGCACCAACTGACAGAGGAATGGAGATCGGGCGAAGAGTTCCAGTGGTGCCACTCCTGCCCCGGCTGCAACGAGTGGGTCAAACCTGCTTGGGTAGACATCAAGTATGACGAGTGTAAAAATGAGAATGGCGAATGGAACTGGGGGGCACTTGTTAAAACGGTGCGGCATGAGTGCCCGCATTGTGGGCACGTCACTCCTGACACTACCGCAGCCCGCCGGGGACTGACTCAGCGCAGCGAGTGGAGATCCGAGGGGAATGACCACGTCGAAGGCTACCGATCCCGCCGTGTATCGGCTCAATCGGTTTACTGGATCAGGTGGGCTGATTTGGTGATTCAGTGGTGCCAGGCTTCCGATGCTCGACATTTAGGGGTGCTGCAACCGACCAAAGATTTCCGAATGCAGCGGCTCGCGGAACCGTGGAAGCAGGAAGAGGAATTGCCCGCGCTGGAACTGGAGGCTAGCGAATACTGGGTTAATGAATGGCAGGACGGGCGACCAATGCCAGACGAAGCTGCCAGGGTATTTACCGTGGATTGCCAGCAAGACCATTACTGGGGAATCGTGCGCGTCTGGCTGAAGAATGGGCACTCTAGGTTGCTCTGGGCAGGCAAGATTCTGACCGTAGACCAACTCCGCGAGATACAGACCAAACTAAAAGTGCCAGACAAGCGCACGCTTTTAGACGCCGGGAACAGTTTCCACGGGCGCATTTACGACACTTGTGCGAAATTCGGGTGGACTGCCTTAGTAGGGCGCGCCGAGGATCACTTCACAGTGCGGGGGCAGGACGGCAAACCGATTCGCCGCTACTACTCGGCCCCGGATCGCGTAGTGGCTCCTACCACTCGGGACGTTGCGGGCAAAAGAGTCTTTGTCACTTTCTTCTATTGGAGTTCCGATCCGATCAAAGACATTTTGGCGAACCTTCGCAACACGGGCTCGCCGGTCTGGGAGTTCCCGCAGGATGCGCCGCCAGAGTATGTGCGGCATCTTAACTCTGAACGCAAACGGGCAACGGTAGACAAGCGCACCAAAAAAACCCGGCTACGGTGGACCGCTACGGGGCGACCAAATCACATGTGGGACGCTGAAGCGATGAACGTGCTGGCGGCGCAAATTCTCGGCATCTTGCCCGACATGGTTTCTAGCGCACCAGAGGTTGACGAACCGCAGAAGCCAGAGTAAACCTAAGGCTCACCCAACTACGAAAAGGGCGGGTGGCGGAAAAACTGCCCGGCTCCACGTGTGTGGATGTCCGGGCTTTTTCTTGCTCAGAAGGGCTTAGATAGATGGCTCCCGATCAAAAGTTACTCCTGCAAGTTTTCCTCACGCGGGACGTGGCAGAGCTTCGTGCCATCGTGGCGCAGAAATTTGACCTCGTCTCCGCAGGCAAAAGCTCACTGGTTTCCAGCTCAATTGACGGCGCAGCCTTTCAGTTTAACGTGGGCGGGACGCTTTCGCCGCTCGACGTAATGATGCTGGCTCAAATGGCGCTCAATTACAAAGCGGCAGGCATCAACGCGCCGGTGCGCAGGACTCAGGCTTACTTTATATGAGTTTTCTGGACCGCATTAAGAAGCTAGCTGGATTTGGCGCGCCGAAAGTTGAGGCCAACAACAACAGCGCCTACCGTCGCCAGAGGCTCGTTGAAGGCGGAGTCTGGGCAGAGCCCTGGTGGAGAAATCACACGCAGAGCATCAGCAAGGAATTGACCGTTGGCGAATGGCGCACGGTCAACAGTGCCGCTCGTAAGTTGTACTGGAACAACGGCATGGTGAATGCCGCGATCGACCAAAAATCCATGCTGTCCGTTGGGATGGCGATGCGTCCGATCTTTGTTGGCGCCGATAAAGAATGGGGCAAACAGGCCGAGGCCGTGCTGCTGGACTGGTTCCAGATTGCTTACCTTGACGGCAAGAGCTGGTGGGAAGGGCTTCGGCTGGAGTCCACCGCCATCGACCGCGAGGGCGATTTGCTCACGATCCTGACAACTGCCGCAAGCGGTTACCCGCAGCTCCAGCAAGTGCCCTGGCATCAGATTGGCTCCCGTGGCGATGACGGCATTTTGACCGAGGGACGATATCGTGGGTTGCGAATTTACAACGGCGTCATTTTGGCCCGCACAAACCGCGCCGTGGCTTACCGAGTGCTCGGTGAGGACCAGAGCGGCGCAGAGGATCGCGACATCCCGGTGCAGTCGTGCATGCTCACCATGGACCCGCGCGAGGTTGACCAGGTGCGCGGCATTTCGGCATTTGCTCCCGCAATCCGCGATTTGATTTCCCTCAAAGACCTGGGCGACGACATCCAGTCCGCCTCCCGCATGGCTGCGAAGATTGGCCTTTTAGTGACAAATCAGCAGGGCATGGCTGACGCCTCTGATGCGTACAATGCTCTGACCGAAACCAACATGCCGCAGTGCGGGCCGGGATTGCGATACACGCCAATGCAGGGCGGGCGCATTGAGTATTTGACCGCTGGCGCTGGCGAAAGCATCGACCAGATTGACGCCAAGATTCCGACCGAAGCACAGGACCGGCTTCAAGAGCGACTCATCCGCAACGCACTACTGGCAGCACAGTGGCCGCCTGAGTTTGGGTGGGACATGTCTAAACTTGGCGGGGCTTCTGCTCGCATCGTGCTGGAGCAAGTCAACCGCATCACGTCTGAGCGGCACGCTTACCTAGCCGCATTTTGCAAACGCCGGTGCGCCTACGCGATTGCCAAGTTTGTGGAGATGGGAATGTTGCCAGAGTATCGGGGAACCGATCGGGACCGTGGCGGTGCGTATCAATTCAGGTTCACCGAACCAGCCAGACTTACAGCCGATTCCGGCTATGCAAACCGCGATGCTATCGAAGCCTACCGCGCTGGAATGCGCAGCATGACCGACATTCTGGCATCCGGCTCCAAGACCCTTGAGGAGCACTTGGATGAAGTGGAACGCGAGGAAATCGAAATTAAAAAGCGCGTTGAGCGCAGCGGCCTAACTCGGGACGTATTTGGACTTTTGACCCCGAACGGAAATCCTGCAACATCGGTGCAAGAATTATGAAGTTTCAACGTGTCATCGAACAGGTTTTTTATCGTCCTTGGCTCATTACGCCTGGCGGTTACGCAGCCGTCCGCAAGCTCGTAGAGGGCAGGCTAGTGCGCGCTGGCGGGGATGACTACGAGGGGATGGCTGGCATGATGTCTCAACGGGAACCGATGGAGATTGATGGGCAAGGCATCGCGCACATTTGCATCGAAGGCACTCTTGCCAAGGGCATCAGCGCGATTGAAGCCTGCTGCGGCGCGTGGGATTACGAGTGGGTCGCCGAAGACCTCGAAAGCGCAATGGAAGCAAACGTCCGGGGCGTGCTGTTGGAAATTAACTCTCCCGGTGGCAGTTGTTCTGGGTGTTCGGAGATCACCGACCTAATTCAATTTCTTAAAGTGCCCATCGTGGCTTACTCGGACGACACGGCATGCTCTGCCGCTTACAATATCGCAGTGAGTTGCGACAAAGTGTACGGTTCCATCGGATCAACCTGGGGATCCATCGGAACGATCATTCCGTGGGTAGATCAGTCCGCAATGTACGAAGAGGAGGGGCTTGTGTGGGATCCGATCACCTCTGGGCCGTTGAAGGGCGCAGGGATGGGACCGTCTTTGACTCCAGCCCAACGCGCTAGTCTCCAGCAGCTTGTTGACGACTCTTTCGCACAATTTCGCGACAACGTATTGCGCAACCGGCGCGTCGCCGATGAGTACATGACCGGGGCCGCCTATTTGGCTCCTAGGGCAAAGGCTGCAAATTTGATTGACGGAATCGGAAATCAAGAACTTGCCTACGCAGAATTACTTGCTATGGTGGGCGCGTAGGTTGTTTCATTTGTTGTTTTGCCCGTTGGAGAGTGCATGCTCCAACGGGCTTTTTCTTGCTCCGTATCGTGTAGGTATATGGAGCTTCCTTCCACCCTCACCGATGCGCTGGCCGCGCTCTCTGCCGCGCAGGCAGATGTGGCCGCGCTTAACGCACTGAGCGCCGAACACACCGCACTAGTGGCAACTTTCGACGCTCTCAAATCTCGCACTGTGGAACTTTCCGCAGCTCTGGACATTGCCAACGCAAACAATCTTGACCTTGCAAAGGCACTCGACGCCGTGAAGGCATCCGAAGCTGACGCTTCTGCGAAGGCAAACGCTATCGTGGCAAATCTGGGAGTAGCTCCCGTTACAATACATTCCGAGCAGGCAACTGCACCTAAAACTCAAGACGAGCTTTGGGCGCACTATCGCACGCTGGGATTCACGGAACGCAATGCGTTCTTCCAGGCAAACAAAAAGCAGATGCAGCTCTCTTAACTCTAACTAACTCAATATTATGGCCCTTTCAGGCAATTTCCTACAGCAGGTTTCTCAAACCTCACTCCCGTACCTCACGAACGCTTTTGCGCCGTTGGCGGGAATCACATTGGACTTTTCTAGCGACGTTGCGTCCGCTGGGCAGTCTGTCACAACTCGCTTTGCCACCGTTCCTTCTGTGGTTGACGTGACCAGCGTCGGGTACGCTCCCGTTGCCGGTGACACCACCGCACGGACGATCACCTTGGACCAGCACCAAGCTGTTACGCTTGGGTTTACGGACATCGAAGTGCTTCAGTCTTCAATCAACTTTGAACGCCTTTTCCTTGCGCCCATGGTGCAGGCTTTGGGTGCCAAGGTTTTTGGTGATCTGTGGAATTTGGTGACTGCTGCGAATTTTGCTGCAACTCCCCTTTCTTCCAGCGCTGCCAACTTTGACCGCAGTGACGTGATTGACCTTGGCGTGACGCTGACGCAGACGCTCAAGGCTCCCAAGATGGGCCGCTCGGTCATCATGAATCCCGCTTACTACGGCGCGATTAGCAAGACGTTTATCTCCGCGGAAATTCCTGGCATCACGCCCTTCAAGGCGGAAGGCACTGTGCCGCGTGTTTCGGGTTTCGACATCTATGAAAGCGACTTGTGCGACGTGAACGGCGAAGCATTGGCCGGTTTTGCAATGCACTCTAGCGCGCTCATCATGGCAGCCCGCCGTGTGAACCCGGAAGCCGCGTTGCAGGATTCGATTGAAATTGCTGAAGTGGTCGTCCCTGGCCTTGGACTTCCGGTCAGTTTTCGTCGTTTTTACTCACGTGAAAGCGGAAAAACCTGTGTTTCAGTCAGTTGCATCTACGGAGTTGCAAAAGGAACTAACATGGGCGTTCGTATCGTCACTCCGTAAGTTTATCATCCAAAGAGCCGGGGCTCCCTCTAGTGGGGGGCTCCGGCTTTTTACCGATTATCCCACCATGAAAATCTCGCTCGTAATTGAAGACACTGGCGCAGGCCCGCAGGTAATTTACACCTCGCACGAACCCGCTGATGCTCGCGAGTTCTTCAAAGCTCACATTAATCCAGGCAAATTGGTGTTAGTCTGCAATCCGACACCTGATAATTTTCGCACCATTCGCGGCACGCCGGTGATTGAGTCCGTAAAGCCTGCCAAACGCGCTAAGGAAACGCTCATCTAAATGTCTGAGTTTCTCGCCATCACCGAATCTGCAATGAGCCAGGCACTGGACTACATGCAGGCTGATTCTGTCACCTACAACGGCGTGACGGTGTTTTCAGTGGCTAGCGAAAAAACCTC